ATTACCGTCAAACTCCCAAATTCCTGAAGGTAGGTTTTCGTATAGTCTATTCGCACTTGAATAGTCAAAGAGAGTCCTATTGTTTATAAGGCCTAAGTAAGTTGAATCTTTTGAAACTACGAGACCTTTCGGGTGTATGAATCCTTGAGTAAATCCAGAGTTTGATGCTGGGACTAGGCTTTGATTCCTACGGATAGGAAGACGACCTATTTCAGTGAATCCTTGGCCGTCAAATTTTCGCATAATTCCATTTGTGTCGATTACAATCGGGATTTCTTTATCTATCGTCATAGACATGATTCCGTTTGCAGGAATATCGTACTTTTTAGTTGGTTGGTTTGTTATCCCATCCCATTCGTACACGCTACAAAAATTAGATGGGTTCCCATTGTTTGATACTTGACCAGCAGCGCCTCGCTTTGTGCCAAACCAAATTCGGTCAGAACCAGCGACATAGCAGCTAATATACCCATTGTCATCATTAGCATTCAAAGCAACATCGTACGGGGTTCCAGTCGTACTCAAAGCCCAGGAGGTATCGCACGAGTGGATACTCAACTGGCTTGCGATATAGAGACGGTTATATTTTTTAAAGTACAAGAGAAGGCCGCTTCCATCATTAAGTCCAGTGAGTCGCTGTGTCCACGTTCCCGAGCTAAATGTATCGAGACTATACAGTTTTCCGCCTGCCGCATTGAAGGCGACAAGAGTTCCGTTGAATCCGCACATGTCATCGGTATCAACGGAATATGTCGTATGGGCAGTTCCTAGAGTATCCTCAGAGAAGACCATATCAGGAGCAAGTTTATCGCTCTTAAATACCCTTGTTCCTGCAAGACAAGCGACATGAGAACCGAATACTGTAAAGGATGTCGGAACACCGAGGTTGGCAGCATTAGTATCCCCGGTCTTTGTGACTATCTTCATGCGTTGCCCGAGACGGATAGCTCCAAGGTTGTCTTGGAAATCTATTCCAAAAGTGCTCCATATATTACCCAGAATGTCACTTCTGTTCGTCTGGGCAAACTTTTTATCTGTGTTGGGTATTAATATCATATGGCGTAATCTATAAACTGGAGACCTACTCCTGTATCAGTTATGTTAATCGCAGAGCCCCCAGAAGTTGCTGATAATTTAAATGTAAGAGCCGAAGGGCTAACAACAAAATATGTTGTACCGAGAACGAGTGGGGTTGGTTGCGTGTCGCTTGTGAACACTACGACCTGGTCGTTTGCCTGGTATCCATGATTTTGAACAGTAAAGATATCACTCGTTGCATTAACAGTATAAGGCTGCGACTGGTCTTTATTTATCTGGAACGTGGTATTGTCCTGCTTCAAGAATAGATATTCAAATCCTCTACCAGAAGCACCACCAAAATACAAAACCAAATCATTGATAATTCGAGGAAAATATCTATTAAGAATAGTGATACTTTGTGTATCGAGCGGATACGAAATTTGCTGAAGCAGCCTCTGTTCCTTCCATGCCTTTAATTCGGCAACATCCTTTTTCAATTGTTCTATATCGTTATTCATTGTTTTGTTTCATAAGTCCATATACTTGAGTTCTTTGTGAGACCTGAAAATGAGCTTACATTTTTCGATTCATTGCTAAAAGCACTGGTATTTTTTGTTTGTAATGTCCAATTCGCAGGGCTAGGTGACGGGCTAGGGGATGACGATGGGGAAACAGATGCTGAAGGAGAGATTGAGGGGCTGATACTTGCACTCGGACTGACCGATGCGGAAGGAGATATTGAAGCAGAAGGGGATATTGAAGGGGAAGTACTTGAAGATGGAGAGACAGAGGCGGAAGGAGAGGGTGATAGAGACGCTGATGGGGAGATTGACGCAGAGGGAGAGATGGAAGGTGAAACACTCGAAGAGGGTGAGACACTTGCGCTTGGTGAGACGGAAGCACTAGGAGAAACTGAGGGTGATATTGACGCGCTAGGAGAGACAGAGGGGGATACGGAGGGACTAACTGAAGATGAAGTCGTGGTAAATGGATACTGGAACCCTGCACCACTATTGTAAAGTGAAGTAACTTCTCCAGAAGTAAGCGCTCTTGACCAAACTCCAACCTCGTCTAATAAAGTAGATGGAGAATTCGTAGGAAGACCGTCTCCTGAACCTAGAGCGATATAGTCAATTTCCCCGTTGTTTGTTGTGCCATTTGCTCCGGTTCCAATCGAGCTACCATCAATATATCCAGTGACTGTTCCTGAACCGTTGTATGTCATCACTAGATGATGCCAGTTAGATGTACCTAGTGTGATATTAGAGCGAAGGAAATTACCCCTCAGATAGAAAGCCACCCTTCGTGTCCCAGCGTTAAATTCATATCTTATCAATCTTAACGAACCATTCGTTGTTGTTCCGTGACTAATAAAGTCCCATTGAGAAGATGATATTTCTGCAAGTAATTTAATCCATATACTAAATGAGAACGCACCTGTAGATGTGATACCTAGCGCATCTAATTTACTGAAAAACTTATCAGTATTCGCCGAACCAAGGTTTGCCCCGTTGTTTATAAGCGCCGCACCATATGTGACAGAATTACCATTCGTTAAGGTGAATCCGCCGCCAGTAGCATCTGCGGCATTTCCACTTGATTCGTCAAGTTTCCAATATGCAACTATGTTATCCGTTAGTGCCATCTAATTTTAGAATCTATCTATAGTTAACAAACCGAGCACCAAGTTTTAGTTTTTCGTCTTTTGAACGAAGCGCATAGAAGTCCTGCATTGACTGCTCTTCATCTGAAACACGCGCAACAAGTCCAGTCTTAAATCCACCACGCATGATTCCTCCTGCAATCGGCATACTTCTGTCCGTTGCATAGTTCCTGCAAGCAATTAAAGCAACCAGCCTATGAAACAGTGAATTAAATCCTGGCTGCTTTGTAGTGTCAGAAGTAGTGAAGTATGAAGGTGGTCGCTGAAAATATACTTTCAAACCACCTGTGGTTGTAACTGATGCGGCAAGGGGTGCTGGGTATAAGAATAGCGAATTACCCAGCTTATCGTAGTACATCGGTAATCCATTCGTTTTCTGGAAATCAGTCAATGATTGGTTGTATACGTCAACCTGGTCTATCGGAGCTAGAAGATGCCATGAGCCGTTTGCATCAAGTATTTCGACACGAGTAATCTTAAGGAAATCAACGGACATTGAGTAATCCTGTTGCCCAGCCACAAGCGTTGTTACTCCAATCGGAAGGTCAGTTTGATTTGTATCATCCCATTGCCATCTCCCATCAGCTTCCATTATGAGAGTAGCGACACGATTAAGAGCTTCATTTATAAACGAAGTAAAGATTGCCAGACGGTTTGCGTTTCCACTTATCTGTCCAAAGGCGTTATCTCCAAACAGTGTAGATTCACAAAATTGTATAAGACCGTCTTTTGTAGAGGTTGCGTTAAATACCATAACTGAATGATATCAGACGCGGAATTTCTATGCCCTACACAAGACCCCAGTATACACATGCTGGCTTATCCTATAAGGATCTTGTCTATTTTGTCTGACATTTCGGAGCCGTCATATTGCCATACTCTTTTTATAAAGTCGTAAGCACTCTGTCCTAGAGTCTTCCGCAATTTCGCGTCCTTTATCAAAGATTCGAGTGCACTCTCCCACTGAGAAGGCTTTACAAGTATACCCGTTTCTCCGTCTTCAATAGTCTGCCTTCCCCATACGTCCATAAAGTACGGATATACATACGATGCAATGACAGGTATCTTAAACATAGAAAACTCCATCCACTTTATGTGAGATTTACATCTAGTAAACGGCGAGTCAACGAGCGGGCATATACCGATATCCCATGCAGCGTTAGCGATTAGTTCTGGATACTCCTTGAACGTCCATGTCCCTGAAATAAAATTGCATCTATTGAGTGATTCAAGTGTGAACTCTTTGAATAGGTAAAGTTGAGCTTTGTCTACAGCGCCCACAGCCTCAAAATACAGATTAGGATATTTCTTCATCAGTTTTCCGATAACGGGAGCCACCATTGCAAGGTCATCATGGTGCGAGTTTGAGCCTGGGTATCCTATGACAATTTTATTCGGGTCGCCCTTCTTCTTTGGTATATCCCAATCCTTAAAATCGTTCATATTAGGCAGAACTTCGATACGTTTCTCAAGATTGTATACATCCTTAAAGTGTTTGTGGAATCTCTGCTTCAATGTCTCTGTCGAGGTGACTATAACGTCTGCAAACGACAAGGTGGTCGAGAGTATCGCCCTGTCGCGCTTCTGGGGCTTGAACTTATCGTAAAGAAGATTCGTCTGAAGTATATCGAGGTAGTTATCATCTAGGTCGATGATTACTTTCTTCTTATGCTTATCCCTGTAATAGAATATGTTTGAAGCCTCGCGCGCATCTGCAAAATAGCTCGTCCAGTAGACATCGTACTCCTGGAATATCGTATCCCATCGCTTTTCTCCTTCTCCGAACTTCTTTATATCAAAACCTATGACATCCACTTGGTGGTTTTTCATCTGCGAAGCAATTTTAACCAGACGGTAGTAGTCAACACCACCATAGGCATCATTCAGGCGGCGCATCTCATTTACTTTCCAATCTCTCCTGTTTACGAGTATCTTCATTTGTTTTGTCCGTTAAAATTACCCTCAAAATGGTTATGAGCGTGTATCTGAACACCTCCACCAGACCGTACAGCTGTTCCTTGCTCAGTCAGTACCCAACCTTCAAAGATTTGATTGACGCGCACTTTTGATTCCTCTATAGCTGGCATCAATGATAATTGGTCACGGCGTGAGAATCGACAGTAATCAGCCCACCACGAATTATTGAATGCCTTAGTACGCGCATTATATTTACGAATGATAAATCCTCCCTCACACAGTCCTTTATGCTTCGCGTACTCACGGTCTTCGTAGTATTTAGCCTGTTCGATGATTACTTCTGTGTCATCAAGCCTGAGCTTTGCACAAACCATTGCCTCGTCGTAGATACAGTCGCGCATCGAATGGGCATAGATTGCCATGTCATAGTCTCCTAAGTATCGCTCGATAAGCTCGTCAGGTGACATTAAAAGCTGTTTGTTACCGTCTATCCATATCGTTATATCTGCGTCTGAGTACTTGTGAACGAGTATTTTGTGAATCCGTGAGTTCCTGCGGTTGTCCTTGAACCTGTCGTAGGCTGGTTTAAAAGACCAAAGCGATGATTTTTTAGTTGGGTCATCGGTGAATGCAGTGAACTTCGCCGTTCCACGGTTCTGGTCTTCGCGCAAGTCATCCTTTGCGCCAGTTATGCACGTGATAACTTCAATTTTACTCATGGTAGCAGATGTATAAACCGCGATTAGAATAATCGAGCGCATTTACTCCTACTTCCTGCTTGAACATCGGCATTGTAGAGAGAGGTTTAAAGAAATACCTCCACTGAACGCCCTTTTCAGTAAGCTCGGCTATCTTCGCATCCCTGTCTGCACCAGAAGCACATCTGAAATCGTATACCCACACCGCGTCGCGCTTCTTAGTAGGTATCAGATTATTCCATACATCTTCAAACTGAGAGCGGCGTTCTGCATTCCTTTCATAGCTATGCAGTGAGTTTAAAGCCAGCTTAGCCTGCGAATCAGGCATTCGATAATTGAAACCGATGCGCGCATGGTAATAGTTATGCTTGTCCCCGAATGCCATGTTTTTAAGGTCGCGTATGTTATCAGCAATCTCTTTGGAATCAGTACAGATTATTCCACCTTCTTCCGCATGGATGATTTTGTTTTTGTATAATGAGAATACGAGGACATCGCTTTTCCCAGCTTTGGCTGCCCCTTGCGCTTCGCATCCATCTTCAATAACATAAAGTCCCCTTGCTCGTGCCATTTTGTTAATCGTATCCATTTGGGCGAGCCTCCCGTATGTATGTACAACCAGTATTGCTTTTGTTCGTTCATTTATCTTTGCTTCGATTAAGTTGGGGTCAATGTTAAGGGAGCCGTCGCAATCCACGGTCACCACCTTTGCACCCGTATAGGAGACCGAGAAGCCTATTGCAGCCATTGAGAAGTCTGGGACGATGACTTCATCACCTGGGCCAATTCCAAGGGCTACAAGGCTCACGTGGAGCGCGGCAGTGCCGCTTGAAACAGCTACTGCATACTTACTGCCGACGAACGAGGCATACTCCTTTTCTAATTTATTTATGTTTTCCATGATACCAGATAAAGAGGGCGTAATTGGCGATGTCTATAGCGTTGTCACAGATAGAATCAGATTTCCCAATTCGCGAAACCTGTTGAACGAGGGCATTTCCCACATCAACCGAACGTACCGCGTCTTTTAATTCTTCCAGCTCTCCCTCCAAAAGCCAAATAAGGCGCTTATAGTCCAAAGTCTTCCAGCTCTCGGGACTATAGCGGTCATGGCGCACATCAATCTTGTCCGCCATTTCTTTCCTGAACTGTTCAAGCAAGTCTATTTCATTTTCCATGTTTGATTGCGATTATTCTAAAGTCCCTCTCGCGCTTCTTTAATCCCGCTCCAAGCTGGCATTCTTTAAATCCTGCATCATACAGCTCAAGAAGCAGAGATTCGGGATACCAACCCCAGACATGCGGGGCCGTTCCCTCATGTCCATAGATGTTGATTAGGCCATGATTCTCGATAAGCCATTCATCCGTCTCGTTGGCGACCTTAGAACATATCTTCTTAATGTCTGGTGATTCTATCTCTAGCTTTCCTCCAATAGTAAGCCACCCGAACCAACGCTTAAGAAGCGGGCGAAGCTCCGAAGGCTTCGTGTACATAACGAAATGTGACAGACGAATCTCGTCTACGGATTCGAGGGGCATCTCCATCTCTTTTATATTGGCCTCCTTATCAACGACGCAATCAGGGAACATGGAACAGTCATCCACGTTAATATAACCATTCAGATACTCGCGCCCACAAGCTAGGTTTAGTTTAGAAACAGAAGCCATGTTCTTTATAGTCCTGAATTACTCTTCTCAACGATTCCTCTAGCGGCACTTGTGGACGATACGTTATCGTATTGAATAGCTTGGTATTATCAGACTGTAGATGCCAGATTTCCCACGGTCTTGCCCTAGATTCGTCAACATGAATAGTAATCGGCTCATCGTACATTATTTTTGCTATCATCCTAGCTAAGTCATATATCTGTACCCCCTTTTCAGAACCCATGTTATAAACTTCTCCAAACTGCCCTTTCTCTAATAGTTCGACTGCCATTTTTACAGCATCCCCCGCGTACTGGAAATCTCTAAACGAGTTATTGCCCAAATAAATAAAATCAGAGTTCTTGGAAAGTTGTTTGATTATCTCTGGTATGACATAGGGGTGCGTCTCTCGTTCTCCTACGCAATTAAACTGACGCATAGCAATCGCGGGGGTCTTAGCTTCACGCCAACGTGCCTGTACAAGAATGTCAATAGCGAGCTTTGATGCTCCATAGCTTGAATGGGGATTTGCTGGGTATGATTCATCTATCTTATGATTCGGCGCATCTCCATATATCTCGGCAGAAGAGACTTGCAGGATGCCTATAACACCCGCATCTTGTGCGGCGTTCATCACATTCAATGCGCCACGAGCGTTTATGTCAAAGACGTGCATCGGACGCTCAAATGATACAGGGATATACGGGCTTGCAGCGTAATTAAAGACGTACTCTATCTTGTATTGGGTGAATATCCTACGAAGTTCTGATTCAGAGTGAGTAATGTCACACCAGACAAACTTAGCCTTTGGATGTATGAACTCCTTTTTACCTGCTTCAAGGTTATCAAGAACAATGACCTCGCACTCTCGTTCATCTATGAGATGATTCACCAGGTGTGACCCAATGAACCCTGCACCTCCGATGACGGCTACTTTCGCTTTGCGTATATTTCTTTCCATATTTTTAGATGATTAGCTGCATATTTATCCCATGTCCATCCCTCGACCCTGTTAGGGTTAAGGTACATGAATATCTCATTCAACTCATCCTGTGTAGTGAACGAGTAGTCCAATTTCATATCGAGGTGGAATCCTTGTGGAGTCCCGATTACCTTGACCCCCGCGTTAACAGCGTCCAACAAACCCATCGACCCCTCATCTTCTCCGAAGTAGAGCGCATAGTCTGACGAATCAAGTATCTTCTGGCTGATGTCTGCCTCGAACTTCTCGAAGTAATCGACCTGTAATCCGTCTGCTACCAACGGAACTAGAATATCAGTCCAGCCTGAACCCATTATTCGGAATGCGAACTTATTATAGTCGATAGTCTTACATAGCTCAGTAAACATCTCCGCCCGCTTGCATCCGTCGGGGTATACATTCGTTAAGATGGCCACGACTTGATGTCTACGGGGCTTCCTGTCGTGTGCTGGAAGTACATACGTCAATTTCTTTCTAAGTATTCCTTGTCTATTCAACCACTTAGGCATCTGAGATGACATACAGATACCCATGTCGGCTGTCTGCATCCCCTCTTTGATTGCGGTTAACTTATACCCTTCCCAGATATGGGTTACCATGAGGGTGTTTATGCTCTTTGGAGAGTTCTCATAGTGATAGGGAAGATAGTTAACATGGTGGTTGATATCAGCATTTACATCAGGTCTAGCACCGATAGACGTGTCTGTTCCCAGTTTCTTTAATTCTTCATGTAATTTAACGGCAAACTTGGTTAGTATGCCGTTATTTTGTCCTTCTTCGTAATTTACAATATGAACTCTCATTTTTTTGTTACCCTTACAAATAGAACTTTTGCTGGATTGACCACAAATTCCCTATCCTGGTCATCTACAATGTGAAACCACCTACCCTGTTCAATTTTAGTCACTTTAGATATGACCCTCATCGAACCATCATCAAAATATATCTCTTGCCTGTGCGGTACTTTTGTAAACATCTATTTTGCTCGTCCGAAGAATATCTCGTATTCCTCTGGGTCTTTAATCTTGTTCAAGACTTCGTTAACCGTTCCCACAGCCTCAGCACGAGATTTATGGAACATCTTCCAACCATTGGGCGCAATCATAAAGTATCCTAAATCCCGTTCGTCGCGTATCTCATTTCGAGGGATAGGACAAATATCGACTCCTTCGAGCTTGATATTGGATAGTTCTGGTCGGTTAGGATTGTCCACAATATCCAGACGCGGATCTATCGCCTTTAGCTCGTTTAAGAAGTCAGGTCTAACTTTCATTGGTTTTATTTTTAAGCGCCTCGAATGTTTCGAGTGCATTGGTAAACAAAGCGAGCGATACTGCGGCAACATCTGATACCTTACGGGAGGGAAGTTTTACCGCATTTCCGTAGGTCTTTTCCTCAAACGTAAAAACGTAAGCAAGTTTGCCTTTGTCGAACATCAGGTCTATATCGAGGCCGCCAGGTAGCTGCATCTGGCAGATAGTCTTCATGCCTGAATTATACAACATATCAAAAACCCCGCAAGTGGTATGCGGGGCGTTTGAATGTGGATAGCCGAGACGACTAGCCAATCTGACCTGTGGAACCAGTCTTGACGTTGATTATCCAGTTGGAGTTCAATGTCTTGACAGCGAACGGCATTTTCCAGCCGACTGTCGAGTACATATCCAATGGGTTTGACGTGTCTGACGGGCCAGGATTCTTTACATACACCTTTGGTGTAGTGATAGAACCGAGGTTGATGACGCCATAGGCGTTCTTTCCGAAGATGAAGTTCGAGAAGACTGTGGTGATTGAGTTGACCGCAGCAGAGAAACCGCCAGAAACCGTAGACTTCTGGTTGTTTGACTCTACGAACTCGACACCATGGAGCTTACCAACGACACCACGCTCGATTGCATCGGAAGTCGTATAGCGGTGAGCATCGAGCCATTCTGAGTTACCGAAGAGGTCATAAGCCGTATCAGGGCCGATGATTCCTCGATATAGACCGTTCTCGAAGCGCATAGCCTTGTTCTTCTTGAGCGTACGAACGGCGCGACGAATCTCGACGCCCGTAAATACGTCTGAAGTCTTGACTCCTGAAGTCGATGAAACTTCAGTGACGCCAGCAGGAAGCTGCTGTGTAGCGCCTGAGTACAATTCCTCACGAATAAGCTGGTCGATAGATTCACCGGCGTTCTGGCCGTGAACTTCAACGTGCTCCTTCAGTCCCACGTCAATCTGGGTCATTGAGAAGAGCGAACCGACCTGCGTCCATGCTCCGAAATCAGCGAGAGTTGCGGAAACCTGGGTCGAGGTCATCGAAGTTTCGGACGGATTCGATGCTTCAGAGAGAGCGGATGATACCAATGCAAGCGGGCTGAAACGCGAGAAGCGCACAACCGCACCTGAGTTCATGGGTACATTCCTAACCTGTGCACCAAAATCGTGGCGAAGCTCGATTTTGGCCCTGTCCAGGAATACCTTGTCGTAGTAGACCTGGGCTGGGGAGATTAAACCTGTAGATGTAGACATACTAATAATGTTAAATCCGAAAACAAAGATTCTTTACTGAGCGAATCCAATAACTTCTTCAAGTTTCTTGGTATCCATATTTGCGATTTCTGTTTTGGTGTATTTTCGTTCCAATTCAGAAGTTCCTGATGTGTCCTGGGCTCGTGAGGAGGCTTCCTCGGCTTGGCGTTGCTCTTTGGCAACTTTTAGACCAAGAACTAGAGGTGACTTTTCGTCTTTCAGAGCATCCATGCCCCCATTTTTCATAATGAGGTCGATTTCAGTCTCTGTATAACCCTGCCTGTAGAGCTTGAACTCATCTGCTCGCAATATGTCAGAAGGTTTCAATTGTTCACGGGGACTTTCGTCCGTTTTTGTAATGCTTGGCTTAGATACCCTCTTTGAAATGCGCTCGTTTATGGCCTTCTGTTTCAAAGCCTCTGCCTTCCAATCAATGGTATCTTCTGTCGCCGTATTGGTTTCTTCTACGACTACCTCGGTGTTTTGCATGGTTTCACCTTCCAGTTTTTCCTCATTTTGCATAGTGGGGATTCTAGTTAACTCCTTTTTACAGTGTGGAGTACACGATATTAATACTCTATTCACCCGACGAGTATGAACGGGCTATTTTATTGGTCGCTATAAGTGATTCCTGTATCCTGCTTCTTCTGTGGGTTTTTATACTTCGCAGATAGGTTAACAGATGATGCTGACTGATTTAGGTTTGTACCTGAATTAGTCATATCTACAGACTTTGTAGCGATTATGTTTGTATCGCTGTTCTGATACTGGGGCGCGTTGATACCGTTACCTATAGGCTTCATCGCGTCAAGATTCGGTTGTGTTATTTTTGGTTCCATATTATCTGAATGGGCTTTTAGTTATATCTTCCCGTTTAGGCGAACCGACTATTTTTGCCTGATTCAAGAAGTCATTTAATGTTTTGTAAGCGAGTTTCCGTCCTATCACTTCTGCTCTGACTGTCTCGCCGTCCTGTGTCGTGTCAATCGTATTCATATCAAGGAGTGGTTCTATGAACTCTCGTACAAGCTCCTCGACCCCTGACCACCTCGGGTCTTCAAAGAAGACTGTGCGCAACTCTGATAATGGGTATGCTGACATATTAGTACATGCCTCCCTGTGATTCGTCTTCTATCGCTCCCATTGCGACGTATCCAGGTTCAGCTTTCTTATCATCGTCTGTGTCACGAGTGGGGTCATCATTCATCGGCCCATTGCAACCACAGTACTTTGACTGGCCCATGGTGCCATTACCACCTTCTACTCGACCTTCGCCCATAGTGGCAGAGTTATCGACTACGAACTTGCCGTAGTTTGCTCCTGTACCCATGTTATTTGTGTCGTTCATTGTGTTTGTGTTTTAGCTGGTAATTGATTCGACCCTTGCATAAGACTTGGGATGCCCTGGACACCTTGGTTCTGTCCACCCTGGTCTTGCTGCTGCATTTGTGGCTGCATTTGCTGTTGTTGAGTGAACTCTGAATCAGCCATCTCAAGCTCTCCCTTTGATATGCCGAGTGCTTCTGCATAATTAAACAAGAGGAGCTTCGAGAGTGGATTTGATAGGAGCCCAGGGTTTGCTCCGATTGCTGATAGAACTGCTTGGGTGTTCTGAGCAATGACCTGTGGGTTTACTTGTTCATTACCAGTGTTGAAATCAAATTCAAACTCCGAATCACTATAAAAGTAACTCTTAATCTTAAGGAATCGGTGTTCTCCCATACGTTTATAAGCTGCCTTTGCTTTGTCTCTAAGAGCCTGTTGCACCTCAACTGTCGGTGCTTTTCCTGAGAGAACCAAACGCTTTATCTCATCATTGACGTATATTTCGGAAGCTGCATCATCTAGCTTATTCAATTCCTGGGTGTTACCCGTGAAACGCATTATATGCTCTGGGGTAAGGTCTGTCATAAGTTCAGGAAGCACCAGGTCATTAAACAGGTCGCGGAGCATATTCGTGAAATTCTTGCGCTTGAATCCAAAGACCGAACTTGCTTGCTGTTGGGCATTGATATTAGCTGTGGCTGTTGAAGAGGCAGCTGGTGTCTCTCCTGAAACTGCATCATATGCGAATGACAAGCGTTGAGCATGTTGCGTATAGCTTTCTTCCTCATCTCTGAAAGCTGGCAAGTTTCTCTCTTCATTAGCAAGTGGATTAATGCCACTCTTCGAGAGCATTACATCCCCAGATTGGAGGTCATCAATGACATTTCTAACAATTTGTTTGTCGGCAGTCCAAAACAAATGCATCGCTGAGAGTTCCATTGAAATGCGCTTCTGGTTCTTAAGTTCATTCATGCGAACCTGAGTGTCGAATAGAGATTCAACGATGCCAAGTCCCAACCAGCGTCCAACAATCTTCTGATAGTGATAGTCCTTGAACGGCCATTCCTTATACCAGCGAGATTTGAAAAGCACGACGCCGTTGTCAGAATTGCTTTTACCATCCACTGATTTAGCCTGTTCCTCGCATCCCGCGACGATAAAGAGCGACTTGACCATTTCAGTAGACTTTGAACCGTCAATCCAGCCTTTCTGCACCGAGCCATAGCGTTTATATACTTTGATATACGGAGTTGAGCGCATGAGGTTGACGCCTCCTGACCTATCCTCATAAGCAGTCTGCCCGTATGTTGTTCCGTATCTTTGAATGGCAACTTCTACATTATCCCAGCCAGTAGCCCGAAGCTCCTCCGGTGTCATATAGGAGATTGTTGTCACGAAGCGCGAGTTCTTTATCGAATCAACTGTAGGGTCGAGCATGAGCTTGCGCAGGTCAACGACCTTAGCTCCACCTTTGACTTTCTCTATGACACATGAGCCATAGCGGGGAACTTCCTCGGCTATCTGATTTAGGATGTTTGAAAACTTAGACTTCTTAAGCCATTGCTTCAACTCCTTTTCCAAAAGGTAAGTCGAGAAATAAGATTTAGGCTCAAGCGGTAATAGTCTAATATCTTTTGAATCCACGTTCAGCATCTTAGTAGCCACTTCACATGCTGGTACAACCACATTAAAGAACAGCTTCTCTCGGTTCTTGTATAGGCCGCTATCGTTTTGTTCCTCAAACTTTGAGTTGAGATACAGATGCGCTCGTTTAATTGTCAGATACTGATGAAACGAATATCCAGGTACGATGACGATATAGTTATTAAGAAAATCCCACACCTCTTGTCTAACCACAGAGAATATATTCTCTGGTTTCTGTACTTCTTCGGTTGTCTGTAAGGGAACCTGTGAGGGTTGCATGTATATATATTACATCACTACCCTTGACGAACAACAAATCTCGGCCCCTAAATCATAACACGCAAGCTCTTAGTCTCTCGATACTTCATATGTTCAGTCAATTTTCTAAGCAGCCTTTCCTCCAAATCTCCGAAATAGTCAGAGTTTACAGCTTTTGCACCGACTTTTAAAGCAGACTGCGCCCTCATATAGATGCGATTCCTGAATATCCACTCATTCATCTTTCTGTCGCTAATCGGAACGCCAACCTTTATATGAAAGTACATACAGAGCTCAGGTATAGAGTATTCAAGCTGAGTATGCCGTCTCCATAGCTCGTTAAAGAGCTTAGGCGATACGCTATTAACCTTCGCGAACCGTTCGGCTGGGTCTTTAGTGAATAAGTTTGACCTTGTGATGTCTAGTATCATCTCATTGTCTTGTTACTTGCTCTATTCTGCATGATTCGTATCTCCATTTCAGTGTCAGGCGTGGTGATAGATGATACAGCCCAGTATCGAAGCATGTCAGCCGCGTGCGAAGTCCAATCATGCAACGGATGATTCTTGTAATCTCCCGTCTTATCGTTCCATTCTTTTTGATACTGGCTGATAGCATTTATGAATGCTTCGCATTTGGTCTGGTCTATCCAGAGATTCCTGAACTTCAAGCGCACGGCATTTATGCCATCGTCAATCGGAAGATTCGGAGCGACCTCAAAATCAATCCCGTAGTTCTCTGCTATCTCTCTCCTCGATTTACCAGTTGAAAGCTCTCTCACTTCTATATCATGGGGAGCGAAGTGCTGTGCATAGACGTATCCTTTGTCTCGTAATACTGAAGCATAGTAATTCAATCCTTCTCCGCTCGCTTCGACGTAATCAATCATATGCCATTCCCTGCCAGCCGCTTGGAAGAAACCTATGCACGTCGAATCACCTACGCCTAAATCCCACCATGTGAACACGGGGAACTCTCCTTGATGCGGAACATCTGTGATTCTGTTCTCTCTCCTTGCCTGTTCTATCTGCTTTCTATAGTAAGCGCCCTTCAAAGTGATGCCAGCCCATGAGCCATTCAGCCACGCTTCTCGTAAGTCATCATCTTGGATTGACTGTAGATACTTTATGTATCCAGGGTCTGCGACCATGAGCTTCGGGTTGTCTTGTACTCTGGACGGTATGAAGGCACGAGTTCTGCCAGTTTTCTCATCTCTGGTTCTAATAACTCCATCGGGAGAATCAGGAATGTTCCATCTTTTTTTAACCCATGTGTAGCCAGGGCCATCAGGATTCGTGGTAGCGAAGATTTGGGGTTTGATACCAGGAACCGTAGAGCGGCACGAGCCAAGAAGTTTCTCATAATTGTCTTCAGATGATATGTGGGTGATTTCTTCTAGCAATTGCTTTTGGTACTCATGTCCTTGGTATTTAGCGTATGCGTTGTCATCTTTCAAATGTCCTGTGCGTATCTTTGCTCCTGACGGAAAAGTAAAAGAGTCTCCTGTATATATTCCTTTTGCTGGCGCATACATATATCGCGCTCTATCTATCCAGTCTGAAAGGTCTGTCGCATTCCTTCTGATGACAAGCGCTCTATATCTCGGCTTATCTATATCGTACATGAGCCACGCTTGACCAGCGTCGGTCTTTCCACCTCCGCGCGCTCCTCCGTATAGTATCTCGTCTTCAGTTGACGCTAGAGCTATCGCTTGCTTCGGTTGTGGTTCCCAATGTACTTTCATTTTTTGGAGGAAGGATTACAACGCCTTGTATCTTATCACCACCGCTCGTAACATCCGTTTCATTCTTATCTTTCCATCCGAAGTTCTTTAATCCGAATATATCTCCTGAGCGTCCTGATTTTCGCAGACTGAGCTCGTATGAGTTCTCCACCATTGTCTTCATCTTTTTTATGGCGTTACTAAACTCATCACGCTCTTCATATTCAACTAATACTTTTCGGCTTGTGTCAAGTGCGAGAGCTAATCCTGTTATTGTCCATTCCTCTTTCGGAGTAGCTTCAAAATAAGCGCTTGCGGCTTTCTCCATCTCTTCTACACTTGAAAACTTTAGAGGCCTTCCCAGTTTCATATGTTTCAATTATCCCACATGTGAATAGGAAAAACAAACCCTCCTTAAACAATCCTACGATTCTAAGACAAGAATCTGTGAGTATTCCATTCAGGGAACCATTCGATACAGAGTAGTATATCA